CGACTGTGTTCTGTACCTGATAGTTTGACGGAGCGGTTCCGTAAATCTTGTGAATCATGTTTTCCTTGAAGAAAATCGGGTAACCGAGATAGTTGACGCATCCCGTGAACGCCCCGTCGCTTCCAACACTCACCGCATAGGAGTCGGTTGACAGTCCCATGTAGTTCTTCCAATTTCGGAAATCACCCAACTTGGAAGCATATATCTCGTTCACCACCTGCCCGTTCACGAGACCGTACTTGCATCCCCATAGCCTATTGTTTGACTCGCAGACATAGTCCATCGAAGGCATCGTCATATCCACATGGATGTCGTCGGTTAAGGTTGCGGTCTGGTCGATGATGCCCGCCACCACGATGTAGTCATTTCCGCAGTCGTAGACGATCATCGTTCCATTGAGGAACTGCAGCTGATCCTGGATGGTGGAACCGGAAGCTACAATCCCGCTGATCTCGACGGAGTCATATACTTTCAAACCTTCGCCTATTCCGCTGTGCGCTATCTTGCAGTACACGGTGGGTATCTGCGTCCATATTCCTTCCTGGGCAGAGTATTGATTCAGGATATGCGGAGTCGATGTCGTGTCGATCCACAGATCTCCGTTCTGGGGATTATCGGGCGCATGGTCGTCGACGGTGGGCGTCGCATAAGCGGAACCGTCCTGCTTGCACAATGTAAATGTGGTGGCAGTCGCCCCGGTGTTGTATGTGCGGTTGATGTACCCTTTATCCGTCACATTCTCGGTGTTGAAATAGAAACCATCGGGAAAGACGATCAGGTACGCGCCCATCGACACAAGCTGCTTGTCTCCGGTGGAAAACGGAGTCGAATTCACAGCTGTGTTTCCGAATGCCCAGTAAAGATATTTGTCACGGATCACCGCTAACGATTTCTTCGCCAATGCGCCCTGGCACACCGTCCCGCCGTTCTGGGTTTTCGCACACGGTCTCCTGGTACGCAAAATAGGGAAGTCCTCGTTGGTCATGTTGACTGACTCCGCGAAGTATCCTTCCCGTATTTCCTCGTTGTAATCCAAACCGTAGAAGTTTGTCGTCGGCACATTCTGTTCAGGGATGTCGTTAACTGTTGTGTACATGTCTATCTCCCTTAAAGTTGATGATCCGTGTCTTTCTGACTGGCATGTATGTCCGGTTCAACCAGGAGTTCCAGTTCTTCCAGGCTGTTTCAAACAGAACAGCTGCGTTGTTGTAGAACGCGTAATCCCGGTCACTCAACGAAATCTTCATGTCCAGGTAGGTCGGATAGATCTCGTCGTAAGGCGATACAATGAGCATCTCGGTGTCTCCGTCCGTAGAATCGGAATACCCGGAGAAATCAACCGTCCACTCGCCTTCATGCTTCAACTGCATCTCATACGCCCGTTTATCGAGATCCGACAACCAACCGATCATCGTCTCCCGGTCATATTCGCTCGGATGGGTTTGGTTTATAATCTCTAATGCTCTGTTAATAGTCATTGCTATTCCCCTATCGTAAAAAAGGGCAGGCAACGCCCACCCTTTGATTGTTCGATGTTACAGCAGTTTCTTGCCTGCTTTGCTCTTGTTTTCCTCAACGATCTTCATTGCGATGCGGGAGTTGTCAAGCACTTCCTTTACCGCTGCGTTGACATAAATCGGAACGCCCTTCATGAGCTTGTAGGCGACACCGTTCACGCCGACCACGAGGAAGTTTTCCTCACGATCCTGCGCGGGAGCCAACATAACGAGGAACTTTTCCTCGCCCTTTACTTCTTCAGTCTTTTTTGCTGTTGCCATGATAAAATTTTCCTTTCGGTTTTGGAGTTTCCCCCGCCCCGAAGGGCAGGGGATTCAATGAAAAGAGGTAGTTACTCTGGGCATTAGTTGCCAGTATCGGTTCCGCTGTACGAAGAACCAACCTCAAGACGCATGATGCGCTCCTGGTAGAGAATCTTCGTAGCGTCGCACATCTTCCAACCAACCGTGGAGCGCTGATTCAACGGATCATCGCCTTCGCCAAGTCCCTTGACGATCATCTGAAGTCCCATCTTCGCGGGATCGATGATACCGTAAGCGTCAGCACCCATGAACAGACATCCGTAAACAGCAACACCTGCAGCTCCGCCTTCGCCCGGATAAACCGGAGTGTTGGCGTTACAAGTGACGGTAGCGGGAGTCGTAAGTTCGGGATCGGTGCAGAGCTTCAAAGCTCCGGTGGTGTTGTCGGCAACATAATACTTGCTGCCACCGATGATTACCGCGCGTCCGATGAGGGCATCCGCTACGAGAGTCTCGGATACGGATACATCGTCGTCAGCGGTAGTTGCGCCTGCGGTCAGGTTACGGGAAGCTGCGCAGAGATCTTCGCCACAGTAAACCTTCGCTTCGGTGGACTCGAAGAATCTTACGCCGTGAAGCAGACCAAGCTCACCGTCCAAGAGTCTGGAACGGTCTACATAGGTCTGTGCGTCCTTCCAGTCGGAATCCTGCTGAAGGTCGTATGCTACGGAAGGATGGATAATGCAGTTATAATAACCGTTATCCTTCGGTGCGTTCTGCTTCTTGAGCCAGGTTGCCATCTGCGCTACGAGTTGTCCGGTGATCTTGTCGGCTGCGGTCAGGGCGTGACGGGAAGAACCCGAAGCGTACTGAACGAAGGTTCCGGTGTGAAGCACATCTCTTACGAGCGTGTCCTTCGTGAGACCTGCCTGGGCGCCGTGTGCCTTCGTACACTCAAGGATGATGGGATCAATCGCGGTTGCATCGAGAACATCGGATACGGTGGTGTAATCGCCGTACTGGTTGATCGATGCCGTGATTGCCGTTACTTCGAGAGTGTTGCCATCGGGCGTAACGCCTTCGGTAAGGGGAGTAAGTGCCTTGCCGTAGCTCGTGAACTTTCTCCACTCAACGGTCTTACCCTTGCCTGCGGGAAGCGGCTGCTTCTTACCGAACTTGGTGTGAACCAGGTTGGGTTTCGCATTCTCAAGGAGTTCGGTGTCGTAGTATGTTTTCATTTCGGGAGTCAGGTAAGCTGATCCCGTGGTGTTGGTGTTCGGATTCGCGAACATCTGCAAATCAAAATTTCTCATAGTGTTCTCCTTCTATGGCGCGGAGAACTACAAGACGATGCGTTCTCCTGCCATTGCTCGTTTATTTAGTTCGTCTCTCTGCTCACGCGTGAGCTTCGAGACATCCACTTTGCCCGAAGGAGTATTCGTTGCGCCTGCACCAAGTTCGGAAGGTCTCGACATACCGCTTGCTACAGCCTTTGCGACATCAGACCGAGTCTTGTCGGAAGCGAACTTGATCGCCTGCGGAAGAATCTCGTTATGGTGTACGACTTCATAGGCTGTTTTCAGATCGACGCCGTTTCGAACAAGAGACTCAAATTGCGGATTCTGAACTTCCACATCCAAATCGAAATTCGGATAAATCTGCAATACCTCATTCTTCTCCGCGAGAAGTTTCTGGTATGCCTGCTCTGCCCGCGCCTGACGCTCCAGTTCTGCCTGGTTCGCTTTGAGCTTCTCATTCTCATGCTCGATCCGCTTCATTGTGCGGAGCGTGTCCTTGTCAATGCCCTTCTCGTATGCTTCTTTTTCCAGGTACTGGTCGTCCTCGATGAGAGCATTCGTCAATGCGTCCCAGTCTCCGTCCGGTGTACCGTAGCGTTGCTGTGCGATAGCTAATGCTTCACGCATCCGGGCGTTCTCCTGCTTCAGAGCATTTGTGTCGCCCACGCGCTTTTTAATCGCTGCCTGCATACGCTTGTCAAAGTCCGCTTTGTACTTTCCCTTGATGAGAGAATCGAATGTTTCCTCGGTATTCGGTGCATCCGCAGTTTCCGCTGTCGCCACAGCTTCTGCTCCGGTTTCGACGGAAGCGACTCCGTCATCGCCAACATTGGCAACGCTTCCTTCCGCGCCCGCTGCACCATCGGCAAAACGCTGAAGGTCAAAGTAAATATTCATGGATTATCTCCTCTGTGATTAGGTCACGACTCCGTATATGCACACGATATCACAATCGTTATGCGCTATGTAAAGCACACCCAGGCGTCATATTGGTGTCCGAGCGCCCGCAGTCCTTCCGCGATGCATCGGAATACTTCGGATGATCCCTGAAGGATGTCTATCCGGGCGTATCCTGGGCGATAAACGCATTTCCCGCCATGCTCCACCGCATACTGTCCGAGTGTCTGCACCAAAGCGGAAATGCCCGCGCAGACTATGTCCTTACCCTTCTCGGCATAGTCCGCGTGTCCGGTCACGATTAAAGTCTGGTTATCTTCGTCTATGTGTATCTTCGTCATGGCATGTATGATTCATTCGCAGCTGCGCGCGCTTTTTCCATGTGCTTGCCTTCTTTTTTGCCTTCCACGAACTGCTCCGGTGCGGAAGCGTCTCCGCTCGGCATCGGTTCCGCGGGCGCCTGCCCGGTTGCCTGCATCAGTCCGAGAACCATAGGATCGTTGTACTTCTGTGCCATTGTTATCGCCATCTGTTGCCACATCAGCAACTGCTCCTGCATCGTCTGGTACATCTGGAGTTTCTGTACAAGTTCGGTCTTGCCCTTAAAGTCCATCATGTCGATGCACATGAGCGCCTGATCAACCATGTTCGGGTTGAAGAAACCGAGCTGATAGAACTGCAATGCGAGTTCATTCTGCGACAGCTTCGTGTATGCGGTTTCTTCCTGGGCAGATATCTCCAAATCGAACACGGGAACCCGCATGCCGATCTGACCGTCGAAACCTTCAATCGGAGAAGGCTGTATGCCTGCGTTAGAGTATTCCACGAACTGCTCCATACCGTCACGCCCGGTGATGCGGAACTGACGCGGAAGGTCGTAGAACTGTCTCACCAATTCGATGCACATCTCGACAACCTTCTTGTATGCTCTGTAGGCAGCTTTCGTCGAATCCTTCGACACTTTCCCCGATGCTTCCTGGAGCGCTGCCACCGCGGAAGCTGCGGTCACGCCCGAAGTCGTACCACCGTTGGCAACATCCCGGTTACCTGCGGTTTCCTTCATCTCGTCTATCTTCGAGTTGATGTAGGTAAGATACATACCGTCCAACCCTGCGGTCTGGATCTGACGGATGGATTCCTCACCGAGATTGCCCTGGACATGCACGATAGGTTTCGTCCAGTCGACAAATTCGTCCTCGTTAACATTTCCGTCCTCGCGGGCGAAGAACCTTGGCATAGCGCCCATCATTGCGTTCTTGGTGACTGCCTGCCCCACCAGGTCGATGTACTTCTGCGGATCACGGCAGACATCGATATATCCGAAACCTGCGATGCTTCCCTTGGACGGGAACAGCACATCGAACACGAATGGATATTTCCCATGCGCGTACCAACCGTCCGGGTACTTGTCGGGTTCGTTCTCCGAGGAAAACAGCAGGACATCGTTGCAGAATTTCGCGTAATGCAGGACGGTGCGTCCGTTGGGCAGAGTCTTTTTGTAGTACCAGTCCACAACGCTTGTGCGCTCCGAATCATCCACCTGCGATTCTTCGTTCTTGTATTCCTCGTCGAAGATCTCTCTCCCGCCTATCTTGCCTTCCAACTGCGGGTATTTCGCAAGCAGGGTATCATTGTCTATATTTTGCGTATAAAACACATTCTTGGACGCCTGGATGTCTTTCACGCCCGGTTCCCAATACAGACTCAAGGGATCAACCGATGTGATGGAGATGTCACCGAGTCCGTTCAGCTTCGTGGTGTCCCAGAACACGCCGTAGATTCCGGTTCCGTTTTCGAGCTTCTCCTGCCCTACCTCGGAATAGATTTCCTCGAAGTTATTCTGCTCCAACACCACCGGGAGAATCTCCGACAAGCGCTTTGCTTCTTCCTTGTCGCCCTGCTCCCTGGGCAGACAGTTGAATGTCGGATACGCCTGCATCAGTTCCGCATGCTTTGAGATGATGACATTGAACAGCCAACCCGAAGTCGGTCTCTCGTCGGTTCTCTCCCCGTACTCGTCGAGCTGTCTCCAATGGCGTAAGCGCCACCAGTTCTCATTCCCCTTCAACCGGAGCGTGAGCATCTCCTTCTTATCCTGGTACTGCTTTAATGTCTGTGTCGCCTTTATTACGACACTTTCGTCGATGCTCCGCGCCTGGGGAAGCGCTTCAGGCTGTGACATTGTCTGTGCCAGGTTCTGTGCCTTGATGATATCGTCTGCCATAGCAATCTCCTTATAGGTTGTATTTGTATATGTTCGTGGTCTTTTTGATTACCTTCATGTTCAGCGGATCGTCGCCAGTCGGCGTCTCCATCTCTTTGATGAGCGGTTTCACCGGGCGCGACATCAGGAAGTACCGCATTTCGTCGCATGCGTGATCCTCAAGGTCGGTGTCGAGATCTTCACACTTGACAGTGTCGTACATCATCAGCGGAATAGTCCGTATCAGATGCTTGCAGGTATTGAAGATATACATCCTGGGAACGCCCTGCTCGTTGAATGCCATCCTATAGTGCGCCTGCATCCATCCCGCGATTCTTGAATTATCCGCAGGGTAGAAGTAAACGCCAACCTTCCGCATCGTGTCTGCGATACTCTCGCCACCGTCAGCTGCGAAGATGGCGGGATCGGCAATGCCCTGGATGTGCTTGCCCTTCAAGAGCGGATGCCCGTCCTCGAAGTTCTTGATCTCCGTTGCCTGCCGTAGTGCGTCCCACTTGACGCCTTCATTCGGTGTTTCCGTGACGCCGTACATATCGGCTATTCGGTACACGGTGTCGTTCTGATCGACTGCCCAGTAGCCAACCGAGAAGGGTTTCGCGTAACCGTAGTCGTATGACCTGGTTATCGTCCAGTAGTCCGGGATTTTGAACGGAGCGATTACATGCGTCCACTTCCGGTCATCGTAATGGTCGGGATCATCGCGGAATTCTTCGAAAAAGATTCCTTCGAAGCAGTCCCATTTTCCGAATCTCCACGCATCCCGGAGCTTTGGCGGGAGCATCTCAAGCTGCTTCACATAGTCGGGATCGTTTTCCATCAGCGCTATGTTGTCATCGACAAGCGCCTGGATGAATGTATAATCGTCTGGGTTTTCGTTGTTCTCATACTTACGGTCTACAAACAATCGACGGAGATACGAGTGTGATACGCCACCGGGGTTCATGGTATAGTAGATGCGATGCGGGTAGTCATTCGCACCACGGACGCAGGCGATCATCTTCTTGATGTGTTCTTCCTTGAACAGTCCCGCTTCATCCAGGAACAGAACATCCACCTCGGTTCCCTGCCAGGTATCACCGTCTTTGTCGTTGGCGTAATATCGGAAAGTGATTGTTGATCCGTTGGGGAACCGCATTATCTTATCCTTGTCGTTGTATCGGACGATGCCGTACAGCTGCGTCCGAAGGATGTTGATATGGTTTGCGGTCAGCTCCGGGTATGTCTTTCGCGCTATTCCGATTCGAATCCCAGGATAACGGAACGCAAGCATGATTGCCTTCGCCCTTACTGCCCAGGATTTGCCACCACCACGGGCGCCACCATAGCCGATGTGCCGTGTCCTTGCTTGGAACATGAGCACCTGCTTCGGATTCGGTTTGCCGAGATTGATCTCTTTAATCGGCATAACCGTCACCACCTTCGATGATTACCTTGAATTCCTTGTTATCGGTCTCATCCTTTGCTTCCTTCTTCAGCTTGGCGATCCTTGCATCCTGCTCTGCATCATCCTTCTTGGAACGAGGATTATCTCGGTAGATTTCCTTCATGCGGTTTTTCAACCAGTAAATCATCGCTGTTTCGGATGGCGGGATGAACTTCTTTGTCTTTCGCTTTAATGTGAGTTCTTCCTGGTCACCGTTCATCCTGGTCTCGGTTACTTCTTCCTCGACATAGAAACCCATTGCCCTTTTGTAGAGCATTTCTTCTACTTCGCGGTTTGCCATCTCTTTGGTCTTTTTTAGGGCGTTCAGAAGTACCGCGGACTTTCGCTTCCAGGCAATCAATGTTCCCCTGGAAATGCCTATCTTTTGAGCTATCTGTTCATCGGTAAGACCGTCCCTTGCCCAACCACGCAACAGAAGCAGAGAGTCCTCTGTTTCCCACTCTTTCATATCGACTCTCAACTTGTTCAATGGTTTGGTTTCCTTTGTCTTTGCCATAGATGCCCCTTTCTTCTCCCACCATACCAAAATCGATGGTCGGAATGTAAAGCACACCCAGGGCAATAAAAAAGACCGGGGAGATTATCCTCGGTCTTTCCTTCTATCCCTCTTCTGCTTCTCTGAAACGCCTTAGAAGCTCGTCTATCTTTGTATCCGCATAATCCTTGCCCTCGTTCGTTTCCACGGCTAAATGCGCCATCAGGAGAATTTGTAGCGCCTTCCTGATCAGCTTTACTTCCTCAATCGTCAGATCCATCTCATTCACCCGTCAAACCTATCTCTGTTGTTGCCCCTTGATACGCACAAAACTGTGATAACCATTCCGAGGATGATTCCGCAGAACATCCCACCAAAGAAAACCCCAATCATATCTATCACCCCCCCCTACCATGCGATAATCGTTATAATCAGGCATACAACTGTTGCCAATGACAGTAATGCCGTAACCCAAAATGCTATAAAGCATCTTGTCGGCAATTCATCATACATCACAGCCTGTATCCTTTCCATTTTCGACATTGTTTCGCCAAGACATCTCGTAACCGCAAAACTCACAATTGAAAATATTGCCAACAGAATCGTAACCTTTAGCATCTCTCTCAACCTTCCTCTCTTACGAAGTCCTGAACCTTAACGAGCAGTTGGTCAGTGTCGCTCGGAAACTTCTTCCGAATTCTCTCCTCTTCTTCCTCTCTGCCCGTTATAAAGTAGTCGTTAATTACCTTTGTCATCTGAATCGTGATTACTCTTGTTACCTCTGCCATCTTTGTTATCTCCTTTCTATGCGTATCCTATCGTGTCACCGACATATTCCCAATAATCTCCGTGATTGCCGTATCGGTAAATCTCTCCATGTAAACCGCTTTCGGCAATGACTGTAATTTCCTTTACTCCTTTGTACCCTTCTTTAATTTTCTTTAGCGAAGTCGGCATATCATACTCTCCGTTGATGTAGATATGCTCTGTACGACATTTGCTATCCTCTGACGGAATGATTGTGAGCATCTGCTCCACAAACCAAACATCTCCGGTTACCTTCCCATGTTCCATATTCTTGAATGCCATTTAATCACCTTCTTCCATCTCAACCGTAAATCTTCCTTGCGGACAAAACTCATAATTTCCGCATTCGTCAAGCATAATCAAATCCCCGTTATTCGTGATTGCGAACCCTTCCATATCGCAATGCACCAAGTTCGACATATATGCCCATTCCTCATTCAGCACTATATCTTCCATATCGGGTTCTTTGTCCGTGTTGTTGTCAATCACTCGGAATGTCATTCTTCTTCACTCCTCTCCTTGCAACTAACTTGCAACTTTGTTGCAACCTCACTTTCTGCCATCGGTAATAAATCTTTGACCGCTTCAACATCTTCGATAAATGATTTGGCGATTTCTTCTGTCGTGCAATTACAATGGACTTCACTTTCTGCCTTGTACTTGTCGATAATGTCTAACACCTCTTGACTATCAATACATACCTTATTATCGCTTGTAAGAAATTCTGCTTTGTGTAACTTCAACTGCTCAACTTCGGCTCTTATCTTGTCAAGAATATCGCTCGCTCCATCAGAATAAGCCTTTAATATCTCATGGTCATGTTCCCATTCTGATTTTTGCTTTTGCTCTAATGCCTTGATTGCCATTTTAAGTGCAAGTTCGGGTTCTGTGCCATCTTCAAATCGTAGTATTTGATATTCAAGGTTTGCAATCGCGTCTTCTACTTTTATTTCCATTCCTCTGCTCCTTCCTTCTTTTTCCTTCGCCCAATGCTTGCACCAATGCTCCATACATTCCACATAACCGATGTAATGATTGTCCAAATCACAGTAGCACTCGATTCTCGCATTGTTGCCTTCTTGTGGTTGTCGAATGTTATGCCGACAGTTACAACATACTTTCCCGTTTTCCTCGCTCATTCCTCTGCTCCTTCCTCATAAGGTTTTGGAAGGGGCATCCAAGCAACCACAGCGCCAAATCTCCATCCCGATGTATACCAAATGAAAGAACCATCACATTCTGTACTTCTGCTACCGCTTGTTAATTCTATTTTCCCATCTTTGTTGCAAACCAACACTTTGCTTTCATCTTTGGGTAAACGCTCCGTCACGGGAATCCATTCCGTCTTGCTTTCTTCGAGTGCCTTGATTGCCATTTCAAGTGCTTGACATAAGTCATCATACCCACCACTCGTAGCCTTGATTACCTTGATTGCTTCTTCGTTCGTCATTCTTCTTCTCCTTCCTCATTCTTCTCGACAAGGTTAATTGCCAATCGAAGGTTCTCCGGCTTTTCCACAACCGCATTGACCACACTCACGAATACATTCATCTTCTCAACCGCTTCTTTGATGTTGTCTGCCTTGCGAATGCACTCGCAGAATTGCGAAACCGCATCACAATATCCATCAACATAAGCCTTCATCTCTTCATGCGTCCGTCTGTTCATCTTCTTCTCCTTCCGCTCCGTATTTGCGTTCATATTCTTCGTACATCTTTTCCCGCTTCTTCTTGCCGTAAAAGAAGGAACCGATGCCTTCCACGATGGTCAGGGCAATCCATACGATAAGCAGAATCGCCATGATGCCACCAAATACAATCCACCAAAGCAAATCCTCAAAGTTAATGAATATCTGTATCAGCATCTTCTTCCTCACTTTCCTCGATATCCTCTGCCTTCTTGCACTTGTCGCAATCTCCGCAGCATCCTTCGTCATCGCAGGAAGGACGCCATAAGTATAGGTCAACGCTCATTTTTCTCTCCTTTCACCGGGGTTGGGTTTGCTATGTCGTAGTGAATCGAATCGCCCTTCGGGTATTCTGGGATTACCTTGTACTTCAGCTCCCGGATCATTTCCTTTTTCTTTCGCTTGCTTCCAACCAGGAAGATGTATCTGTGCTTCGCCGTTCTTTCTTGCCTTCTTGTCTCGTCTTTGTCGTAGTGCCTGGAGTGTCCGCTTTCGGAATAGATATCCGTCCTTGCCTTTGTGAGTCCGGTGTACAACCAGTTGGTTGCTTGGTAGACATATCCTACATGATGCCACCCCCCCCAATCAGCATACGAGACAACGAAGGTTCCGACTGGCAGCTTCTTCAGGGAATGTGACACGAGATACGAAGCATAATTGTTTCCGTTGTACTCCGGTTTGATCACGAGTCTGTTCAACTCCAACACCTTTTTCTTGTTTTCCCTGCCTGCAACCCCGGAGCAGAGCGACGGACTCGCGGGTTGACCGTAAGTGACGACGCCGATCAGCTTGTTGTCGAGATACAGACCGAATGCGTACTGGACACATGGCATCCGTCTTGCGTAATGAATACCGAGCAGGAACGGTTTCGTCGTGTCGTAATGTATCTTCCTGACTTTCAGATCTCCGCATTCCGGTTCATCGAATGCGAATTCAATCTGCTCGTACTCCATCGTCATCTGTTTCTTCCTCGACTTCGTCAGCTTTTCTACACAAGTCACAGTCTCCCGGACAATAATCTCCGCCACATCTTTCCGTCCATGCCCATAAATCAACGCTCATTTTCATTCTCCTTTTCAAACATATTGATTTGCCCTTCGCATTGCCCTTCTTCGACGAATGCGAACATGATCCTTTGCGGAAGGATTCCTCTGCACCAGTAACAGCTTTGGAAGTTCGGTCTCACGCTTTTCTTCCCTTCTCCGCTTATGAAAGTGATCCGCGGGTAGAGGAACAACAGTTCCACCCCCCCCACTTCCGCAAGTTGCATCCGAAACCTGCTGTCGAACAGTCTCTGCGTATTCCATATCATTGCGAATGGAATGTCCCACTCGTAGAGTCTTTCCAGGATTTCGTCGAACCTGGAAAACGGCGGGTTGCTGATGATGTAATCGACATCCGGTCTCGGCAGGGAAAAGAAGTCCTTGCCTTCCGATATGTGCGAGTGCTGAACCAGGAATCCTCTGCTCTCAAATTCCCGCACAAAGAAGCTCTGCTCCGTGTCGAATGGACACAACACCCTGCTGTTCGGTTTTAAGTAATCTATGATTGTCTTTACCACTTCACGCGGAGTGTACCATTCGTCAGAAGTCATTTCCCGAATCCTTCAATCCATTCGTCGTAAACTATAAGTTCCTGAACATCCCCTTCAAATTCCCAGGAGACCTTCGATATGTCTCCGTAGACGCCCTTCGGGAGATGCTTCTCATCCACAATAAATTCCAGTATGTCATTATTAATCTTGCCATAGCGGTTCTTGTTTCCCTTCGTATCTTCCTGCTTCTTTACATCTGCCAGGACGCATTTCAGAACTGCCCCGTTGACCATCACCGCGTCCACGCACCTTCCGATATGCTCTGGATGCCCGCCTGCCCAGAATGTTCCGAGCGCGATGCAGTACCTCTCGTTCCCATGCTGATCGACCACGACTCTGATCCCGGTTCTTTCATCCGTGTAAGCTACCTTCTGAAGTCGATACTGTGCGGAACCCTTCAGGTTGTACGCCCAAAATCCCGTGTGCGGTTTAAACGGATGTCCCTTCTCGACTTCCTTCACAACGCATACCGGAGTCGGTGTCGGTGTTACCGTTGGTGTCGGACTTGGTGACGGACTCGGTGTCGGCGTGAAGGTCGGCGTCGGTGATAGTGTCGGTGTTACCGTTGGCGTCGGATCTGGAACCGGGGCGCTCACCC